AGGTGAAGGAGCCGACGCCGTCGACATCCTCAGATTTGATCAGCGGATCGCGGTCGCGCGTTGAGAGGTACGCGCCGACCAGAAGCGTCGCAGCGCGCTCCACCGGGGGCGGCAGCGTGCCCGTATCCTCATCCGTCGGCAGTGTGTAGCCCGCCGTGTAGCGGATCACCGTGTCGGCCGGCCACCACAAGAGCCGGCGCGACCCGTCGAGCCGGTAGATCTGGCCGGCGTCGTTCAGATAACCCGACGGCCCAACGACAGAGCCGGCCGACGTTACCGACAGGATCGCGGAGACCGGGTCGCGGGACAGAACCACGGGCTCGCGGCAGAAGAAGGTCTCCTCGACCGTCTCGCTGCCGAAAGCATGCCTGCAGTATTCAGCGACGCTCGCCGATGCCTGGTCGATCAGGCGTTCGAGGATCTCGTCGGGAGGAACGCTCGAGCCCAATCCGAGGAGGGCCCGAGCGCGCGTGGGCGTCGTCAGCCTGGTCGACGTGGCCGGGGTGACGACGACAAGCATGGAAGGTCAGTCCTTCTTCTTGGTCGGCTTAGCGCCGGCTGCCGCCTTCCCGGACTGGTCGTCCGATTCCTGCTCCACCGCGGCCTTGACCGCCGCAGGGGCGGACGGGGGCGTGGGGGCGCCGGGAGCAGAGAGCGGCTGTTCGGTTACGCCGGAGTTGGGGTCGACGCCCGTCACCGGCTCCGCGCCCTCCGCCTCACGCACAAGCTGCAGCTTCGCCGCCGCGACCATCTCCGCGTGGATCAGGTTACCCGTGTAGGGCGTGCCGGAGCGGGCGATGATCGTCTTGAGCTCCTCGTCCGACGCCGCGGCGAGGCGCGTGTCGAACGCGGCGAGGAACCGGGCGTCCAGATCAGAGCCCCGGCCTCCATCGGGGACCTTGTCCTTCTTGCCGGCCTCGACGTAACCGGTAGCCTCGAGACCGTCGAAGATCGGGTCAGGGAATGATCGCTCGTCGCCCTTGCTCAGGGGTTCGACCGTGATGCCGTCCGCCGCATAGGGGAACGGCTTCAGTACAACGCCAATCCGGGCCATGGGTGCGGCCTCCGTTTCAAGCGTGGATGAGGTCCGCCTGGCGGCGGCGCGATGACAGAGGCGGCGCACGAGGCGCCGCCGCTCAGTTCGGGACGGACGACGTCGGCAGATTGTTCGGCTTGCCGAGCACCCAGACGCCCGCCACGAAGGCGTTACCGGCGTTTCCGGAGGGGGTGACGGTCGCGCGGACGTAGCGCTTGCCGCCCACGTAGCCGATCTTGCGGACCTGATCGTCAGCCGCGAAGGTGAAGCCGGCGTTGGCGAGAGTGCCGTTCATCTGATCGGCGGGGACCGCCGCAGCGTCCGACAAGTTCGCCGTGTCGCCGTGCTCGAGCGTCACCGCGAAGGTGGCGTCGGCGTCCGCGAGGGCGCCGGTCAGGATCACGAACGCCGCGGACTCGTAGCCGATGCGATCGAGGATCTGCGAAACGGCGGCCGTGTTGTCGGCGATCGCCGCGGCGGGCGAGATGCCGCGCTTGAAGTTCAGGTGGGAGACGATGTCCCGCATGGGACCCTCCATTTTGACGAGATGGCGGGGCGCGCCGGGCGGACCCGGCGCGCGCGGAGGCGTAGAGAGAGGCGAGCCGAGAGGTCAGCCGGCCCCGACGACCTGGAGGGCGAAGGCCTCAAAGTCGGTCACGTCGCCGCCCACGCGAGCGCGCGTGTAGAACTCCACGAAGGGCTTCGAGGAATACGGGTCGCGCAGCGTGCGGATGCCCAGGCGATCGACCACGGTGTACCCCGCCCGGAAGTCGCCGAAGGCCACGGGAAGAGCGCCCGCCGCCACCGCCGGCATGTCGTCCGCGCGACGGATCGAATAGCCGAGCAGCATAGACGGCTGGCCTTCCTGAAGGCCCGGCCGCCACATGTACTGACCCTGGCTGTCCTTGAAGAGCATCACGGAAGCCACCGTGCCGCGCTTCATGAGCCAGTTGGCGTTGGCCAGATAGCGGTCCTTCAGCGCGAACAGCAGCTTGATCAAGCCGTCCGAAGTCAGGTTGTTGGCGTCGCCGGAAGCGACCTGAAGGATGGTCTCGCGGGCGCCAGCGCTGCCGGCCGGATAGGTCAGGAAGCCCCGCGGCTTCTTGATGCCGTTCCCGACGACGAACGCGGACGCTCGCACCCGAGCGAACTTCTCCGCAACCTTGCGGCCGAGCCATGCCTCGACGTCGAGCCCGGCGTCCTCGAGCATCTGCTGCGAGGCCTTGGGCTTGGCGTAGATTTCGTGGACCGGGATGCGCTGCACGCCGACCTGCGGAGTGCCCGTCTCGGGACGCGCGTCCGTCTCGCCTACCCAGCCGGCGCCCGCCTCATCCGTGTCGATCGGGATCTCGAGAGCGTCGGTCGAAACCGTCTCATGGGTCGCGAGTTCGTCAATCGGCGACGTCTCGTAGACCTTGGTGATGATCCGGGAAGACGTCTGCGTCGGCACGAGGTAGCCGCCGTCGGGGTCGGACCCGACCATCAGCGCCTTCTGCTCGTCCTGGGTCAGGTGGTTCTCCTGACGGCGCAAGGCGGACATGAAGGACGAGTGGTAGGCCTTGTACTCGTCGACGTTGATGCTCTCCGGCGAGAGGATCGTGGTGGACTTGAGCTCCCCGCGGCGAGACATCGCCACGCGCTTGAACTCCAGCGCGTCCCTCAGCGACTTCGCCGCGTCATCCGCCCCGCCGCCGGCGCCGGGACGATTGAGGCGCTTCTCGAAGCCGTCGAGGCGCTCCGCGCCGGCCTTGGCCTCGTCCAGGATCTTCTTCACCTGGTCTTCGATTGCCGCGTGCTTCGCCTCGACGCCTGCGGTCAGCGCCTCGAGGTCCTTCTTGAACGTGGGGCTCTGGAGCGCCTTGACGCCGGCCTCCTCCGCAAGCTTGCGAACGTCGGCCAGGTCCTTCTCCATCGTCTTCTTGAGTTCGCCGACGTTATCGCCGAACGCCTTCACTTCGCGCTGGACGTCCTTCAGGACGTCTTCGATCTCAGGCATAGGATTTCTCGCTGGATGAGGGTCAGGAGATCCCTGCGTTGACGCTCTTCAGCGTCTTCAGCAGGTCGTTGATCGCGTCGTCCTCATCCCGAGGGTCCGACGACTTGAAGCCATGCTCGGCGATCGCCTTTGCCTGGCCGTGCGAGTAGCCGAGCTTCTCCCGAAGCGCGGTCTCGAATTCGCGGATGGTGCGGGGGCGCTGATCGGCCTTCACGGCGTCGATCGTCGCCTCCTCGTTCATCCCGAAGAGCACGATGCTGACCTCGAACAGGTCGAGCTTCTTGATGGTGCGATAGGGCTCTTCCGGCTTCGTGCCGTACTCGAAGTCGCGGGCCCGATAGCCGATCGACAGGCCGTCGAGCGCGCCCTCCTTCAGCCCCGCGTAGACGGTCTTGCCGCGCTCGGTGTCGAGCGCGAACAGGCGGCCTTCGACATAGAGGCCCTTGCTGTCCTCGCTCATCGCACTCCAGACGCCGATCGGCAGCAGGCTGTGCTGATCGAACGAATGACCGTGCTGCAGAAGCATCTTGGGCAGCTTGCCCTTCGCCTTCCAATCCTTGAGCGTGTCGCGGAAGGCGCCCTTGAGAACCACGTCGCCGCCCAGATCTTCGTTCCCGAAGATTGAGGCGTAACCAGCGAAGGTCCCTTCCGGAGCTCCGGACGCGAACTTGACGTCGAACTCCACGCCCAGGTGCTTGGTCGCGTTGTCCGCGCGCTTGGTCTCCATGACGGGCTTTGCGCTGATCATGGTCGTCTCCTTGCCAGCCAGAGGGCGGCGCGAGATGGCTACTTGCTGGGTCCGGGTTGCTTGGCCGCGGCCACAGGCACTCCGTCCTCACCGATGGGCCCAGAGTTGACGGGCGCGTAGATGTGGTCGCCGCCGGGCACCGGCTCGAGCTCGTCGTGCCCGCGGATGTCGTTCGGCGACAGCCAGCCGGGGTTGCCGGCGCCGCCGAGCGCGATCTTGTTGTATTCGGCCCGGCTCTTCGCATCGCCGCGCAAAATCTCGCCGTCTACGAAGCCGGTGTAGAAGCCGGCTTTCCGCTCAGCCGGCGTCAGGAGCCATTTATCGGCGCTGCCCTCGACGCGACGCTGGAGCGGCCGCGCCGTGTGCACCTGGTGCGCGAGGAACATCTGCTCCGCGGAGGCGTAGGTGCTGTTCTTGTCGCCCGTGTAGCCGACCATGATGGGCAGAACACCGAAGCCGCGGCAGATCTCCTCAACCTCAAAACCACGGGTCTGGAGATGCTGCGCGTCGACGCCGCTCATCTGCTGCGACTGCCACTTCGCGTTCCGGTCCAGCAGAAGCGCCTTCCCGACGTGCTCCCGACCCGCGTAATAGGCGTCGATCCAGCGCCGCCAGTTCAGAAACTGCTTCTCGGTCAGTTCGCCTTCGACCGACAGGACGCCGCTCGGCCGCACAGCATTGCTGTGCATTCGGCCGTGGCTCTCCTCGGTCGCGAGCGCGAGCCCGAATGCCTCCCGCAGCAGCCGAATCGGCTCGAGGCCGAGGAAGCCATTCCACGAGCGTCCGCGAAGGTGCCAGATCACACCGGCCGGGAACGTCTGCTGCGGCATTCCCGGCGGCGTTACGCGGTACTCAACCGACCAATCCGGCTTTTGCTCGACGGCGACGTGCCCAGGCTCGAACGGGATCATCTCGACGATCCGGCCGCGCACGCGGTTCAGAAAGACGAACGCGTTTCCGCAGAGGGCAAGGTGAAGGCCGATCTGCTCCCTGAATTCGTAGCTCGTTTGCCAGTCATTGGGGCCGGTTGAGAGCAGGTCCCAGAGCGGGTGATCCCGAGCTTCGATCCGGCGAACGCGACGGTCGCGCTCGACCCGCTGGTAGAGCTTAAACGGAACGGAGCAGATCGCCTCCGCCAGGATGGTCGCGCAGCGCAGCCCGGTGCTGACCTCGAGCGCTCGCTTCCAGTTAACGGCGACGCCCGAGTGACTGACGGGGCCGCCGAAGAGATCGCGCCAAAGCTCGATCGAGCCGTAATCGGCCTCCTTCGCCTCGCTCGCCCCGCCGAGAGCGCCTGAGAGCGCCCCGAAAAGCCCCTTCATGCGCCGCGGCCGACCAGCACGGCGCCGGTCACAAGGAAAGCCCCGGCGACGATGAACCCGGCCGGCTCGAAGACAAGCCAGGCCCCATAGCTGATCAAGCCGACGCCCGCGACGCCCGTGAGATCGCGCGCCACGACCTTCGCCGCCTCGACAGCTTGCCGCATCCTCACGCTCCCATGCCGAGGATGCGCTCGACAGCGTCATCCGAGTCCCAGAACGACTGACCCTTCGGCTCCGGGTTCAGCATCATCGGCACGACCGCGTCGAACAGCGCCATCACGGGGTCGATCTTGGCGTCGCCGGCGTTCTG